AAAAAGCCGAAACTGATAGCCGCCATCCTCCCGCAGCAAAACCGCCCCGGAAGTATCCCGGTCAGGGAACGGCCCGTCCGACCATCCCGCAAGGATGCGCCCTGCCTCGTCGATCAAAAGGTAGTGCCTGTTTCCTTCCATTTGCTTTCCCTCCCTACAGGTTGGCGTCGTTGAAGTAATAGGTGGTACCGCTTATTGCGATTGTCCCCTGGCTTGGGTTGGCAATGCGCATGACAGGCCTGCAATCCGCGCCATTCGTTGGCCGCTGCGCTGCGGAGGTATAGAGCTGATAGTATCTCTGACACTTCGCCAATTCCTCCGCGTAATTCGGCGGCGGATCGTTTAAAACCCACACACCGTTTTCCTGATGGGCCAGCGTCGAAACGGAACCGAGTTCCAGCTTGGCGGCGTAGATTTTCAGCGTACTGCTTGCAGCTTTTTTCTGGATTCCAACTGCGATCGCGGAGGTTTCGGCAACCGAAAAAGTCATGGTCAGCAGGTTCGAAGTAAAAACCATTTGGCTAACCTTTCCCTGTAAAAAAATCTGTTGTGCCTTTGTATAATCATCTACGAGAAAAGACAGGGTGTAATTTCCGGGCTGAACCTTTTCCACAGTGCTCGAAAAGTTGATATAGGTGCCGCTGGCATCTGACGTAAAATTAATCCATCTGTCTCCTACAGAAACCGCAGCAGTGCTGTTGTTGGTGCTGACCTTCCACCTGTCAATCCCGTACCCGTTTCCTGTATAGCTCGTCTGTCCCCTCTGATTTACCGGATTGCGGAAATCCCCGTTATCGAGCAGATTCCGGTTGCTGATGCGCACCGCGCTGCCATGACCGGTTGCTCCGTCCACCGCCCCCACCTGCGCGGCGGTATAGTCCCCGGCCTGCGCGGTCACATCCCCTGCCCTGCCGAATACGCTTGAGACCGCGCCTGCATTGAGCGCTACCGTATCGATATAGGCCCTCACCGCCGCGATTGCAGCCGCCTGTGCGGTGCTCACCGGCTTGTCCGCGTCAGATGTGTTGTCCGCGTTTCCCAGTCCCACCTGCGCCTTGCCCACCGCATGCGGGTTATCCAGATCGGCCAGATGCCCTGCAATCCATCCGCTCAGCGCGTCAAGCACCTCCTGTACGTTATCCCCGCCAACATCCTCATTGACCGCCCCGATTTCCGACGCGCCCCCGGAGGCCGTCAGCGCGTCGATCAAATTATTAAAATTTCCCAGCGCAAGCATCATCTTCGGAATCTGGTCAAACCGCGCCTTGAGCTGCGCCGCCGTCATCCCCGCATCCCCCGGCCGGTCCGGCAGAGATGCAATATCATTCCCGGTAAAGTTCGAGGGCTGAAACTTCAAATCACCGATCGCCATTGTTTCACCTCTTTACATAGTTCATCATCTTGAACCGCTTGATAATCCCGAACACGCCGAACCCCTGATTGACCCCGTCGTTTCGCACGATGATCTGCATTGTTTTGTACTTTCGGATCTTCCGGTTAAAGGCCACGATCTGCGGAGTGTCCGAGGTATTGAAGGAAAAGTTCGAAAAATCCAGTTCCTCAAAGTCAAAAATCGAAAGGCTGCTGGAACGGATCTGCACCCCGAAATCCCGGTCGGTCCGAATCAGAATCTTCACCGAGGAATTAGTATAGGGCTTGCACATCACTCCCGCGCCCCGGCGGGTCAGCGTCTTATACCGCATGAAATCCCCATCGTCATCGGCCTTGGTGGCCCACTCGGCGGTGATCGCCGCGCCGTTGTCCGAGAAGCGGTTCATACCGTCCCGGTCGCTGTTGAAAACGCAGAGCTTCCCATTCGAATCCCCGAAATAGAGCATCCCGTCATGCTCCCTGAGCACCCGCGCGGGAATGTTCTCCCAGTAATACCACTCGTACATGTAGTTGTCCGCGACCGAGTTTTTCCAGCTCTGCTGTTTCGAATCGGCCACATAGCAGTGCGAATTGACCGAGATCACATACCAGTCGCCCCACACACAGCCGACCGCTTCGCCCAGATTGCTTTCATCGGTCAGCCTCGGGTCCACCAGCCCGCTCCTGCGCTTGATGGTGCGCTCGAGGGTCACGTTGTTGGTTGTAACCGCGTTGACACCATACCGCGAAAGAAACAGAGGATCGTCCCGCAGCGATGCAAAGCAGTATTTGGATACCGCGCCGATCGACTGCACCCCCTGCCGCACCGGGAATTTCACCTCTCCGGAATCGGCGTCCACCTCCGCCGAACGGATAAAGATGGTGGAATCCTGCTGGTTATCCTCCTTGATAATGGCCAGATACTCCCCGATGTGCAGATATCCCATGATCGCGGTTTCCTCCGAGCCGATCACCGAATAGGACACGTCCGGGATGTAGGTCGGGTCGTTATAACCCGAACACCAGTCCTGATTCTGGTACGCCGGGTTTCCCGAGAAGAACACCCGGTCCACCGTCCCGCGCCCGAACTGGGTGCAGACGGTACAGCCGGTAATCCGCCCGGCATACCCGCTCACCGTCTTGGAATAGACGATCTTCACATTGTCCGCCCCGGCCACTCCGCCCGCGTCCTCCGGCTTCTTCGGCGCGGTTGAAAAGGTCACCGTTCCCGCGCCCGCGTCAACGGTGTACCCGCTCGTCATGGAGGTTCCGTTGACCTCCACGCTCACAACAGATCCGATGTTGTCCGCGTCGAGCTGGTAGACCGTCGCCGTACCGTCTGCGAGAAAGTCGTTCTGCCGCTTCGGAGAAATCAGGTTGACCCCTTCGAAGGTCGTCCCCCCGCCGGAAGGCGCTCTCCCGATGACCGTCCGGGGCACATAGGCCGAATCAGACACATTCGCGCAGGTCAGCGCACTCCCCGAAACCGAAATCACAAGATACTGCGCCCCGGTCAGCAGATAGAGCTTTCCGCCGAATACAAAGCCCTGCGAACGGCTGTTGTTCACCCCTGTTTTGAGGCTCGTCACCGTATCTCCGTCCCACCGGGAGATGGCCGTCCCATGATGAACAACCCAGTAAGTGACCTCGCTCACCGTAAGGGTAAAAATGCCGTTGATCCTTCCGGAAAAGGATTGCATCACCCGCCACCCCGGCCTTTTTTCGGGAAAGCCGCCCTCGTCCGCGATCAGATTCAGCGGCCAGGGCGACCGGGAATCATCTACCTGCGTCGGGTCGGTGGAAAAGTCGGCTCCCTTGAATTTGTTATATTTCCTGCTGCTTTCCGAGACGTGGCGCGATCCGCTATACCGCATAGACGTCCACCACGCTCTCAAAGCGGGCCGCCACGCAGGCCGCGCGCTCTTCCTCGTATTTGTTCTTGTACTGTGCGGCAATGTTCTGGTCGTCCTCGAACATCGTCCCGGCAATTCCATACGGCAGAAAGGCCAGAATCCGGTCGGAATAGTCTACTGTCTGGGTCAGGCTTGTGATAATCGGCGCGGCTTCAAGCTTCGTTCCCCGAAAGGCGTTCTCCTTCGGCAGCAGCTCCAGCAAATGGATATTGAGCGTCGCAAGAAACTGCGCGAGAAGGTCGCTTTTTTCGGTTTCGTCCGAAAACATCAGCGCCAGCACCCTGTCAAAAAGTTGGTCAGCCGTCATGGTATCCCCTCCATAAAAAAGCAGGGGGAAGGGGAGAACCCCCCTCCCCCGCCGGTTATCACGCGCTCTTGGCCGCTACATCGGACGTAAAGGCGCCGTAGGCCACCGCCTTCAGATTGTAGGCCGAACCGACCGTCAGGGTTCCGCCGCTGGTCACCGTCTGCGCGGTGTCGGAATAGCGCGGGTCGCTGCCGTCGGTGGTCACCAGAATCTTGGTGGCCGAAGCGGAGGTGATGGTCGCGCTCCCGCCCGAAACCGAGATGGTCGGGGCCGCCTGCTTCGAGTTGGCCGCCACACAGGCATACACGCCATCGGCCTTCTTTCCGAGCACAAAGGCGTCGTACAGGAAGCGACCCTCCATCAGGCTGCCGGAAATGCCGGGCGGATCCTGATGCAGCTTGGTGTCGTGAATCTTGTGGGGATTGACGACGCTCTCCGCGCGGAAGCAAAGGAAATAGCATCCGGCGGGCAGATAGCTGTCGGGAATCCGCACGATCTTAAAGCCCATGCATTCGCCCACAACGCCCTTGCCCAAAGCCTTGGTGCCCAGCCCCTCGAGGGCCACAATCGCGTCGGCCTGACGCAGCACCCCGACATGGGTTGCTCCCATAAAGCAGTAGCGCCCGTCGGTCGGAACCAGCGCGTTGTCCATTGCCACGCCCGCGTCCGAAAGCATCCCGATGATGGTGGTTTTGGTCGGCGCGGCGGCAACGCCCGCTACCTTGCCGGCCTGCTCGATGTACTTGGAGATCGCGTACTTGTCCTGCACCGGGATCACCTGCTCGCGCATCTGCTGGCGCAGTCTCGCGCCTGCGTTTTTGGTGCCCATCTGCTCCGAGGCGTTGCCCTTGTCGATGGTCAGCGAGAACGCCTTGTCCTGCGACACGACAAGCTCCTGCACCTCGTCCTGCATCTCGGTAGGAGTGCCGTAGCGGGCAGTTCCGCTGCGGGTGTAGTCCACCACAGGGACAGTGACCGGCGCATAGATCTTGACGCCCTTTACGCCGGTGAACTCATATTTGCCGTTGGCCTTGCCCGCCACGAAGGATTCGTGGGTGTAAACCTCGTCGATCTGCTTGCTGTATTTCGTTGCCAGATTGATTGCCATATTGATACCCTCCTGTTGCTTCACTGGTCACTCATGGGGGCTTAGCCCCCACATGACGCTCGTTTTCTCCACTTCGTTCTAAAAACTCGCTGTTCCCCCCACAGACGAAAGCAAACATGCCATTCGGCGTTTGCTGTATTTGCGTTTCGCCCGGGTTACCCGTCGAGGAATCCGGAAAGGAATCCGTCCTTCTCTCCGCCGCCTGCGGTGGAGGTCAGGCTTCCCCCGGCCCTCTTTCTGTTTTTTTCGTTCTGTTCGCGGGCCTGTTCCTTCTGCTCAAACTCTTTGATTTTGGCGTCACGCTCCGCAATCTGCCTCAGAAGATCGGCCTGCCGGTGTTCGATCATGGCGTTTACCGGAGTAGCCCCCTGATTGATCCGCTCCCAGACCTCCTTCGGCAGTTCGGTCCTCGGGTCCCGGATGTCGGGATACGCCTTGAGAAACGCCTTCCAGTCCGAAACCGCCTTGTCCTGCAAATAGGTCCCGGCTTTGGGCTGCTCAATCGGAATCCCCGCCTGCTGTACCGCCTGCATCATCTGGGCGGTCAGCGTTTCCATGCTCCCGCCTGCCGCCTTCGCATAGGCCCGCAGCAGCGGCAAAACGGATTGTTCGGCCCTCGGCGCGGTCAGCTCTGCTTCAAGCCTCGCCCGCTCGGCCTTCATTTCCCCCAGCTGCTCCCGCACCCGGTCAAGGTTCATGCCTTTTTCGGCAAGCTCCTGTGCCTCGGCGCGGGAAAGTGACTTCTTTTCGCCCATATAGGTAATTTCGAGGAAGCCCTCTCCGGGCTTCTCCCCCTCGGGCTGCGGCTTCTCGCCTGCCGGATCGGATGTCTCCGCCTCCTTGGCTGATTCAGCGGAAGATTCCTCCCCGGAACCCTCTCCGGGCTCATGCGAAGGCTCGGCAGTGGCTTTCTGCTCCGCCCCCTGAGTGACGCTTTCCTCGAGGCCGTCCAGCCCCTCCAGAAAGCCCGTATCGTCAAAGCTCTCGTCCACAGTGGCTTCCTGCGTTTCAAGCATTTCCGTCATTGTTCTTCTCCTTTTCCGGTTCTATCGGTTTTCCGTTGTGGTCATAGTCCTGTTTGCATCGCGGGCACTGGTACTGCGCCCTGCCCTCCACCCGCCGCGTCAGGCGGCACTCCAGTCTGCATTTGCTGCAAATCACCGTACATCCTCCGTTTCTTCGTATTCAGCGCATGGCGAAAGCATCATGCGCTTCCCTCTTCGGGGGTTACAGGAAGGGTTATCAAGCGCCGGCGGGATAACCCGACGCCGTAAGGGGGCCGGCCCCCTGCGGCAGCCCTCCTGACGCCTGCGACAGCTGTTGAGCCTCCTTCAGTTGCGCGATCAAACGGTCCTTATCCTTGAGCAGCCCATCGGGCATGTGCTCCAAAAACAGAATCGGGTCCGGGATGATCCGGTTTTGCAGCAGCCGTTCGAGCATTGTCGCCTGTGTGTTGGGGTCCCAGTAGTTGGCGTCCCCGATGTCCACCGAGAGCTTGAGCATCTCGGTTTTGAGGCTTCCCCAGTCAAAGAGGACCATCGCCTCATTGCCCACCTCGTCCGCCACGCAGATTTCCCGCGCCCCGTAGGTGCAGGAAATAACGTCGAGCATCGAGCGCACCACCTTCTCGACCATCTGCTGAAACTGCCGCTTTTTCAGTTCAAGCGGCATTGCCGTCGCCTGCTGCACCGCGATAATGGCCGAGGTGTTGTCGGGGTTGACGTTGCCCAGAGAGGCGTCCGAGGCGCCCATCATCTCGCGGGACTGGGTCAGCAGCCGGTCCACCATCGTAAAGACCGACGCGGGCACATCCGCGGAGGCCGTCAGACTGGTTGCGGCTTCCTTTGGGTCTCCGCTTACACCGACAGGGCCGATCTTGTTGCTCCATCCGTCGGGGAATTGGGCTGTGTTGTAAATGATCTTCGGATAAGCCAAATCCCGCTGCTGCTTGAGGGCCATCGCGTAGGACTTATTGAGTGCGATCTGGTTGGGCTTGAGGGCCGTAATACAAGACACGCCATGATAAGACCCGCGCTGCTTCTCCCAGGGCATCCACGCGATGGGATAAAGCAGATACTCCATGTCGGTCTCGGGGGTGACCTGCGCCGTCTGTGTGCATTGATAGCGCCAGATGGTCCCGTCCCGCCGGTAGTACATGGTCAGCAGCGTCACCCGCTCGGTGTCGTCCTGCTGCGCGATGGTGGATTCATATTCGGCGGTATCGGCCCGCACCTGTTCCGGGTCCCCTCCGGCCTGCCGGACGATCTCCTTGACTTCCTCGGTCAGCTTGCGCGACGCGATGATAATCCAGGGCTGCCGCTCCACATCGTCCGACTGCCGGTTTGCAAAATATACGTCGGTGTTGGGAATCCGCTCGATTTTGCAAAGCCCCTGCAATGTCTGCCCGCTCGGGGCCGTCGGGTCAAAATAGACGTGATAGCAGGCGTCCCCATCCACCGCCGCGTCCCGCACCGCGTCCTTTGCATCCCCGTTGAGGTCGTTGTCCTCGATGCACTGCTCGAGCTGCGCGTGGATGATCCGCTCGGCCTGCTTTGCCTGCTCCTTCGGCGTGTTGAAAAACCGGCACCGGATTCCCAGCGCGTCGGTGGTGATGTTCGACACAAAGTAGGACACCACCCGCTGCAAAAAGTTGATGACCGGCTTATCCAGATCGGGCGCTGTGACGTATAATTCGCCCCACTGCTTTCCGACAAAAAACTCCTCGTTTTCCTCTACCGTCCCGTAGAGGTCAATCGTGCTGTTGTAGTTGACCCCCTTCTGATACCGGCTCCATACAAGCTGCGGGGAAATCTTTCCCCGGCCGTTATCTTCCATTGGGCTTCCTCCCTCCGTAGCCTCTCAGCGCGTCCCACTGCTCTTTCAGGCTTTCCGCCCGTTCCCGCTCGTCCTCGGTCATCTCGATTTCCGGGGGCTTTCCGCGCCGCCTTGTCCCCGCGAAATACCCAACCGCCAGCAGGACGATCCCGCACAATACTTCCGCCACTGTTTTCCCTCCTGTCAGATTCCGTTTCGATCCACCCGCTCCGCATGAAGCGCGGCCTCCTGTCAGATCCCGAACATTGCCAACGCCTCGTCCCCCGAACGCTCCGGCTCAAACGGGTTTTCCGGCTCGGGGATTCTCGCCCTCGCAGGCCGCCCCGCCAGCAGATACCGCAGCGCGTCCGGCGCGTGGGTGATCTCGTGCGGCTCGGCCGCGCAGTCATCGGGGTTTTTGAGGTCGTATTGCAGCTGAGGCAGGGATGTAATCAGCACCCGGCAGTTTTCGAACACCCGCAGCCCCGGCACCGGACATCCCTGCTCGTCCGTTTCCATCCTGAGCGCGTCGGCAACCGCCATCCATCCCTGATCCCTCCGGTTATCCGCCCGAACCAGCGAAAGCCCCTCTCCGGCCATCACTTCGGCGGTGGACTGTCCGGTATCGGCGTGTTTGTTCCAGAGGTCAGGGGGCGCGAACGCTCCCGAGAGCTTTTCCCCCGCGTTTTCCCGCAGAATTTCCCGCGCCGCGTCCCTCGCCAGCAGCGGGAGCGCCCCGCAGGTTTTCCCGCCTTTGTTGAAAAATGCGCCGTCCAGCCCGGAGCAGAATTCCCGGTAAACCACCCCGCGCCCCTGCGGGTCGAAGGCGGTCCAGAGCGCCGCGAGCATGTCCCGGCCGTAGTCGATGCTGAGATATCTGCGCCAGTAATCGGGAATCGGGAACGGCTTTACCACATGAATTTCCGGGTCCCATCCGGTAAAATACTGTCCCTCGAAGATGTTCCAATCCCCATCGAGCAGCGCCCTGCGCTGCGCCTCGGGCAGCTCCTCCAGACGCTTGATGTAACCGGGGTCGCTCTTCATCAGGAACGGGTTGTCGGTTACCTTTGCCGGAATATACAGGACGCTTCTCCCGCTCGGCAGCGTCCCCTTCACTCCCTCCGGCCTCGGATCGATGAACCGCGCCTTGACCCACGCATGACCGACCCCGCCGGGGTTTCCGGTCGAGCGGATCGACTTCGGAAAATCATTGACGCCGCGTATCCGCGACAGCATGTAAACGTACTGAAACTCGGTGAAATGGGTCAGCTCGTCGAACCGAATCACGTCATATTCGGCGGACTGGTACTGCGTCACATCCGCCTCGGAATCGCAGTACCCGAACTCGATCATGCTGCCGCTTTGGAATTTCCAGACCCGCCCGGTGGAATTGTATTTTGCCAGCCTTCTCGGGTAGTTGGCCTGCGAAACGAGAATGATTGACCGCGACAACTCCGGGAAGCTGCGCCGAAGAATGAGCTGCCTTGATCCGGGATACTGCAAAGCGTAGAGCAGCGCGTCGATCACCTGCGCAAAGGATTTTCCGCCTCCGGCCGCTCCCCCGTAAAACACCTCGTCGGCGTCGGCCTCGATAAACTCCCGCTGTTTGCGGCTGACGGTAAGACCCAGTTTCATTCCCCGATCACCTTCAGGCTGATCTCAAGCGTTTTTTCATCCGGCTCTTCCTCGTGCGGGCGGCACATTCCGTTGATATCCGCGAGGACCTTCAAAGCCCTCACCGCGCCGGAGGCGTTGAAGGTGAACTCCCCTGTTTCCTCAAGCCTTCTGGTCTGATGGTTAAACGCCATCTTCGGCTTCACCTCCTGCAAGCACCGGTCCGCCGTCGTCTTGAGCTTTTTGGCGACGTAATAGGGGGTAGCTCCCGCTTCCCTTGCGGCATTTTTCGAAATTTCGTCGATTCTCTCCCGAATTTCCGGGCGCTTCATGAGCTTGCAGCCCTGTACCGCTGCGGATTTCTCGTTGATCGTCCCGTCCTTGCGGCGCCCATATCCGGCTATGATCGCAGCGCGCGTAGCGTTGTAGTAATAGCAATATTCCCGGCAGAATTTCTCTTCCCGCTCGGTCAGCGTCCTTACCGCCTGCACTGTCCTCCCCCCTGTATGTTTTCTGCAAAGCCATTGCCGAGTTTTACACTGAAAGCGAACATGCCGTTCGCTAAAAACAGAAAGACCGCCCTTTCGGACGGCCTTCTATGCTATTAGAATATCACTTTTTTTCTGCCGGAATCCGCCAACTTTACAGTGGGCCGCAATCCGCAAAGGAACCTAGGAACACTCCAAAAAGCCCATTCTGGCGGCCACCAGCCGCAGAAAGATTTTATTATACCGCGTCGCCGTTCGGTCTGAAAAATTCAGCAGCACCGAGGCCCCCATCACTCCATGCGAACGCTTGATGTAGACGACCTCCGCAAGTCTGGCCGTATTGCGCGCGATGTCCCTCTCGCTCACCGTAGTTCCGCTGTCTGCGATCTGCCTGATTTTTGCAAAGGCCCACTCCACCGCATCAATCTCACGTTCGAGCTGGACCGCCCGGTTTTCATCGCAGCACGACAAAACCTCCGCTTCGACCGGCTTCTGGATGCCGCCCCGCGAAGGGATTTCATGCCGCTTTCTCCTGTACCGTTTCATCCGGCCGAGTTCTTTGCGGTTTTGCTGGTATCTTCTGGCGCAGTCTCCCGCCCGATCAATCCAACGCAAGCGCAGCACCTCTTTTCGACCGTCCGGTTTTCAGAAATTTCACCGCGTCCGCAGCCCTCAGTTCCTGTCCGTTCACTGTCAGCACAGGCTTTCCCGGTCCCGGCCGGTTGAGCATGGCGAAGAAAGCAGTAGGCCGCATCCAATCACGCTTCGCTTTGCTCGCGCTCTTGGGCGTCCCTTGCATGGGTGACGGTTCCCGCTCCCCCTTCGCCTCCGGCTCGGGCTCGGCGGACGTCACCGCAATGGTTCTCGCTCCCGCCCGATCACCCCCGAAGTCTATGGTTTTGACCCTGCTCCCGTCCTTCCAAATCTCCACGATGATTTTTTCCGATTGCTGCCGCATTTTTCTTCCCCCTATGATCAATTTTCATACAGCGCACATACAGTCCGGGTCCGAAATCTCCTGCTTCGAGATCCCGGTCCAGTTCTTTGTACCCGCGCGGAATTTTTACAACGCCAGCCCTTTTGGCGGCGTCGATGGTAATCACCGGCGGAAGCAGGTTTTTGGACTGAATCCACTTTTTCTTGTGCTTTCCTTTCTTTTCTTTCGTGATGTAGTTGGCAATGCTGATGTAATCCGAATAAGCGTCCATCTCGGCATAGGATACTCTCCCGAGCGTCCAGAGCTTTTTCAGCTCTGCGTATTCGATCCTGTTGAGAATCACATGATGATGCACCCGCGTCCCCAGGCTTTCGATGTTGGCGATGTATTTTAGCGGCGTCATGCCCAGTCGTTTTCTTCTGGCCCGCAGCCTTCTCAAAAATTTCACCAGCTCGTGCATGGCCGCCTCATCATCCGCCGGAAGATTCTCATCGCTGTAATCCAGCCCCACCCAAATTCCGTCTCCGGCAAAATTTTGGTTAATCAGCCTTGCACAGTGCCGGCGGGACGCCCTCAGATTCCGCATAATCTGTTTCTGGTCCGATGCCTTCAGCTTTTTATTTCTTTCTGTCGATTCGATCGGATGATAGCGAAACTGCATGATCTCCAGCACATTTCCTGCCTTGATGGTTGTATCTACCAGCATATTTTCCTCCTCTGATTTATCGCATAAGGGGACGCGCGTACGCGCGCGAGGACCCTTGTTTTAACTTCTTTTAACTTCTTTGTTTTTTTGAATCAGAGCAGCGTCCAAACAATAACCATGGTTCCGAGATCAAAAGGCGCAGTGCCTTTTGATCCCTATTTTCCGAGTAAATCAAATCTCGACGCCCTCGCTGGTGTGCTCCTTGCGCTCGATTTTCAGCGATCCCTTCGAATTCCGGCTGACGACGGCGGTTGCCTCTCCGTCCAGCGACACCGACACCTTCAGCAGTGCCGCGTCGTAAACCATTGCGCAGCAGTCGGTCAGCAGCTCATGTACCTTTTCCCGGGCTTTGAAATCGGAAAACAGGGTCCGGACGTGGCTTTGCGCCCGCTCGAGGTCCTGCGCCCGCTGGCGCTCCCGCTCCAGACGCCTTTGGTAATCCCGCGCCGAAGCACACCGGCAAAGCCTCGTCACATATTCCACCGGCGTCAATCCGCCCAGCCTGTCCGGTACTACCGTCTGCATCTGCCCGCAGAAACGGCATGGCGCTGTATCATATTGATCCGATTCCGCACCGGTCTCAATCACGTTAGACGGCTTAATCCTGCGCCACTCCCGCGCTCCCTCGCAGGTGCAGCGGCCCAGCGCCTCACAGAATGCTTCGTCCATGCTTTCAAACTCCGCCTGCCGCGTCTGAATCTCCCGTCCGCATTCCGGGCAGTCGATAAAATAAATCCCATCCCGCTCGATGGCCTTGTATGCTTCATTTGCCATTGCTTTTTTCCTCCAATCTTTTTTTCAGCACCATGTGCAGCAGCGTGGTCGTCCGTTTCCCGGTATATCTGCAATACGCTTCTTCAAGCTTCGCGCCATCGCTCTTTTCCGACCCCGGCAGAAATACCACCGTTTCCGCCACATCCAGCATGGCGAAGCAAATTCTCATATAGCCCTCGTTGCTCAGTCCTTCGGGCAGGACAGCCGGATTCAGGATCACCGCCCCCGGATCAAGCCGCGCGATTTCCCGCGCCGCCCGCTCGAATTCCTCTTTGTAGTCCGGATTCCCGGTGATTCTTCCGGCAATGTAGTAGATCATGGCGTTTCTCCTTTGCTTTCAAGCCGCTCTTTTGCGTCTGCCCGAAATGAGGCCCATGCATGATATGCCCACTTGGTCCAAATCGGACATGCGGGTAAACCGCACTTCAATTCCAACAGGCAGGAGCGGCAGGGACGTTCCCGTTTATCATATCCGCCGCATCCATACTCGGCTTCTTCACAGATGTATTCACCTTCGCAAAATTCCGGCGGCCTCTTTGGGCAGTCCTTATTGCTGCATCTGATCTTTATCTCGTCCACCTCCCCAACTGAACACCGAGAGCCAACCCAAAACAGATACTAAGCGAGATCACCGCGCCCAGAGGGTCTATGCGCAGGGCTAACATGTAGTCAAGCATCATTTTTCCTCCAAAAATCGTCTGCTGCACCACGATCCTTTGGCAATCTCCTTGAGGTCAAACGGCTTCCCGCAGTGCGGGCACCTCGGGACCATCTTTTGTCCGCAATATCGTTTCTCAAGCTCCCGTATCACCAATAGACGCGGTTTATAATTTTCGATTTCTCGCCGCTGATCTAATGCAGCCTGATTCCAACGCTCAATCCTCTCGTAATGCTCCGCAATATCAACCAGCGCATCAAACGGATCAATAATCGCGCCGCAGTCATTGCATACCACGAGACGGTTTTGCGCGTCGATTTCGTAATGCGGATTTAGGCATCGGCATATTTTCCGCCTGCCATAATTGACGCGCGCAATGTCAAATCGCAGGACCTTTTCTGGCAGTTCGCTCATGTGTCGACCTCCCCTCGCTCGAATCTGAATTTTAACTGCGCCGGGCAAAGGTCAACCTCCGGCCTGCGGGTGCCCGTCCATCTCTCGCCGCCAGCTTTACCGACGCATCGAAATCCCGCCGCCTTGAGGCTTGCTCCCGTCTCAGTATCGAGGATATACGTTATTAGCCGCTTATAGCCCATTGCCTTTGCCGCCCGCCATGCTGCGCCATACAGCATAGAGCAAGCATTGTGTGTACCGTCCGTACAACAGCGGTTGACCTCTAAGGTCCAGCCGTCATCCAGATATCGACTGACCGGTCGTCCAACAATAGCAACTCCGACAACCTTATCTCCCTCCGAGCAGGCGACGCTAAATTTGTGCCCGGTCACTGGCCGGTGGTGCCGATGGTGCTCCGCCACAAAAGCATTGGCCTCGGCTAATGATATCGGCGTAAGTCTAAGCATTTCAGTCCTCCCCTCTCCCGTCCGGGCCGCGCCACTCAAATCACCTGACATGCCCGTTGTCCTCGCGTTCGCAAGGATATTTATTATGCTTGCAGACTACGCATGATCCAATATAGGCAAGATCACGCACCGCCGCATCTCTCTCCTGCCGAAGCTGGGCGTTTTCGGCGCTAACCTTGGGATCCTCCTTCGGCGGTTCCGGCAGCGGCAACCAGTGGGTGATCTCTATGCCATTGTCCACAGAATCACATTCGCTACATCCGTATTCCTCAAGATAGTCTTCGCATACGCAAGAATACCACCACCATTTTCCGTTGTGGTAATATCCTGTGGAAACGAATGGTTTGTCTTTGATGTGCGAATAATATGGCTCTGGCTCCCTGTTTACCCACACGATGTTCACCGGCTCTAACTTGTCCGGCAGTCTATCCTTGACCGAAATCCATTCACTCATGGTCAGCACCATCCTCCTTCCCGTCCATCCGAGCGCCACACATGGGGCAGTACACAAAAGTCATGACATTAGGCCCGCCGTTTGTGATCCGATATCCCTTGCCGCAGGCAGTGCAATACACATTGCTGCGTTTTCGCTCCCACCGCCCATGCACCACAGGCGCGGCATCGACGGCGGGAGCGGATTTGACGAAACTATAAATCCAGTCTGCGCTATACCGATTTAAGCACCAGTCCTTAATTTCGTTAGTGCTGTCTATGTAATCGAGCAGCGCCTCCCGGCTGATTAAATCGCTCATTGTAAGCTCCTTTCACCACAGTGCCGTTTGTCCGATGGTTTCCCCGGGTTCGTTTTCCCACTCAACCCCGATGTAGTCGAGTACCCGGCCCCATCCCATTTGATACATCCAAAATTCCCATTCGCGCGGATTGTTCTCCCGGAGCCGGTCGAAGCGGTGCGGCCTGCCCTCCATGTGGATGCCAAACCCGCACATGCTGCATCCCGTCCGCTGGGCCTTTGTCGTGCGCAGGGTCCCGTCCTCATCCCGGACGATCTCGCCGTAAATTTCCGGCACCGGGACCTTCAGATCAAGCGCAAGCTGCAACAAATCCTGCCGCGAAAAAACGGCAAACGGTGCGGAGCGCGTTGAAGCTTTGCTGTAATAGTTGCACCCATGCATCATCAGCGCCTTTTGCCTTCTCCCGCCTTCCGAGGCCATCAGCCCGAGATAAGGCGCGCGCCCCGTCTGCTTCTGGTAGTCCGAGCATGGTTTTTCCTTGAGATAGTAGCAGCACCGGTCCGACACCAGAAAAGGCGCGGTCTGATAATGCGTCCCTTCGTTTTCGTTCTCCGGCCCGCCGAAGAGATCAAGCCATTTTTGTGCCAGCCTCATCCGCGTCCCGCTTCGGAACCCGCCATATTCCCCCGTTTCTCCAGTTATAATCGCGTGGCGGACCGTCGCATTTTTCGGTGTGGGGTGCTGGATATGGCTGATTTTTCCCGCTGTTTCCTTGCTGATGACCGGATATCCGAATTCCCGAATCACCTCCACCTTACTTTTCAGCGGTTTCAGCTCGATCACCCCCAGCTCCTTGTGGATCTTTTGGATGCTTTTGTCCTCCAGGCTCGACACTGAGACGGCCGGCACGTCAATCCCGAGCGACCGCAGAAAAAGCAGCAGCGTGATGCTGTCCAACCCTCCGACCGAGACGCAGCACATGCCGTCCAGCTCGTGGTAAAACTCCCGCGCCCTGATTTCTGCGTGAGCTACCTTTGCTTCGTAAGGCAGCGACTGTTTCTGCCGGAATACCGCAATCTTATACTCGGTGTTTTCTTCCTTCATTCGTTCAATTACGCTTTTCATTTTTGCCGTCCTCCGCTGCCTCCGCAATCGCCGCAAAAATCGGGTAAAACTGCGCCCCCGAGAACAGCGAGAGGTGGGTCATCCCGCATCCCTCCCGATAAAGTCAAACAGCGTCGGGGCATCCCGCTCGGCGTCGGCGGATTTGAGATATTCCGCCCCGTCCGCGAAATAGTCTGCGGAAAGCTCACAGCCAATCCCTTCCCGGCCGAGTTTTACCGCCCGGTAGGGCACCGTCATCAGCCCGCCGAACGGATCATAGACTGTTTCACCCCGATTGGAAAACCGCTCGATCAGGCGGTCCACGATGTCGATCTGCAAAGGACAGACGTGGTTCACCAACCGCTTGCGCCCCTGCTCGGAGTTAAGGGTTTTCATCCGCGCCACATCGTCCCAGATCCAGTCAGACCAGCTCTTCGGGTCGATCACCATGAAGGAGGCGGGCAGGTTTCCCGCTTCGTCGAGCGTTTCCGCCGTTTGCACATGCTTTTCGTAATCGTAAATCTCCCCCAGGCTGTATTCCTTCCAGACGCGGGAAAGCTCCTTTTGCGTCATCCCGGCCAGCTCCCGGCGCTCCACCAGCCTGTCCCCGGAGGACCGCCAGAAGGCGTGCGCGTCGAGCTGCCAGCGTCCCCGGGTGTATTCTTCTTTGCTCTTGACCACAGGTACGTCCGCGTATCCCTTCGAGCGGTCGGTCTGCGGCTTTCGGAACAGCAGGATGTATTCCGGGCAGCCCACCCCCATTTTCGTACCGTCCTTGCACTGCTCGGTCCAGCCGAGCCGGTAGGTCTGGTTGTTCTCCCGCACCACGTCGGTGAGAACGGTGATCATCCCCGAAAAGATAAATCCATGTCTGGTGTAATGCGAAATGCAGAGCGAATGAAACGGATCGACCGACGGAGCGCCCAGCCCGGTCACATTCCCGAACAGAATCCGGTCCTTGACGTGACAGGCGAAAATCCGCCCCGGCCGCAGCACCCGCAGCAGCTCCGGAGAAAGATAATCCATCTGCTCGAAAAAGCGGTCGTTGTCGAGGTTGTGCCCAAAGTCGTTGTAGCTCGCGGAATACTCATAGTGGTTTCCGAAGGGAATCGACGTGGCGATCAGATCGACGCTGTTTTCCTCCATTGAGCAGGTTTCCAGAACACAGTCGTTTCGCACCGCCCTGAAATGCTCTCCCCGGACCTCCCGCCGTTCGCAGCCGATCGACCGGGACAGCGTTTCGAGCTGGCTTGCGCCCGACAGCCCGTATTCCCGGATGATCGCCGTCATTCTGGCAATCATCTCGTCGTGGTTCTTCCACTTCTCGAGCAGGACGCGCAGAACCTCGCTCTCCGCCTCGGTGTAAATCACGTCGATGAGCACCCGCTCGGTTTGCAGGAACCGGTATATCCGGTGGATTGCCTGAATAAAATCATTGAACTTGTAGTCGATCCCGGTGAAGATCGCCCGGTGGCAGTGCCGCTGGAAGTTGCACCCCTGCCCGGAGATCTCTTTCTTGGTCGCCAGCAGCCGGGTTTTCCCGTCCGCGAAGTCGAGCACCGCCCGCTCGCGGATTTCGTAATCCTGCGTCCCATAGACCTCCACAGCGCCGGGAAACACCCTCTTGATCTCGTGCCGCTCGTCCTCCCGGTCGTGCCATAGGATGAAATGCGCCTCCGGGTCGGAATCAACGATCTCCTTTGCCTTGGCGATCCGCTCGGTTACGCTGTCGCGCTTCTCACGGGAGGCGTCCGGCAGCGAAAGAGACGCATCCGCCGCAAGCTTGGTCTGCCCGTCCCGGTCCTCCTTCGGCTTGGAGGCGGCGGGCAGCTTGTGATACCGCACCTCAAAGGGCGGCAGGTCGTATCCGGCGTCGTCATAGCCCAGATCGGACGGCTTTGTTAAAAACAGCGCCCATGAGGACATCCAGAGCCAGAATTCCCGCTCCATATGCGGATACAGGGTCAAATTTCCCGCCTTCTCAGAATCCCGCTGAAAAAATCGGGTGAGCGCCTGCCCGGTGTCCATGACCTCAAGATACCCGGCATAATGGATCAGCTCCTTAAAGCGGTTCGGGGCCGGGGTCGCCGTAGCCACCAGCTTATAGCGCACCCCCTGCATGAGACTGGTGAATTCCTGATAGGTTTTCGACCCGTAGGAGCGCAGGCAGCTCGCCTCGTCGAGCGCGACGGCCGTAAACGCTTTCGGATCGATATCCCCGTCCCGCACCCGCTCGTAGTTGGTCAGCAGGATGCTTCCTTCGGCAGCGTCCGCTTCCGCCATTGTGCGCACATACGGCGGCCGGGGCATTCCCAGCAGCTCCACCGCGTCGCGGGTAAATTCCTGCCGCACTCCCAGCGGCAGCACGATCAGCGCCCTCCCTCCGTCGTGCTCCACACAGAGGCGGCACCATTCCAATTCCTGCGCCGTTTTGCCCAGACCGAACGACTCGAACAGTGCCCGGCGCCCGCCCCGGCAGGCCCAGCGCACCGCGTCCGCCTGATGCGGCTTCAATACCGCATTGACCGGCCCCGGCTCGAAACCGGACGGCTCCGATACCGCGATTTTTGTTTTCAAAAATTCGATGTAGTTCATTTCGGCTCCTTTCCGCTGAGATACGCCAGATTGATATACCCTGCGTCGATCACCGCCACAAGGCTCCCGCTCTCATACGCCCGGATCATCCCGTTTTCTTCTTCCATCCGATCCGCGTCAATATTGACGTACTGATCGGCCCCGCCCGCGTCCCGGTATCTGATAATCAGCTTCATGCTTTGCCTCTCAATCCCAGTAAAACCCGCAGCGTCTCCCGGCAGATCGGGCATCCGTCCTGTCTCACCACCATGGTGAGCGCCTCGGTGGCCCGCTCGATTCGCCCCATCTGTTCCCGCTCTCCGCGCTCCCGCTCGGAGGACAGGTCATAGGCGCGCCTGATCTTCCGATACTCCCCCTGTGCCTGCTTGTCCGGAATCAGCTTCGCCCGGACCATCAGACAAAGCGACCTCACCGACTGAAAAAAGAACTGCTCCGCCTGCGTCAGATACGGCGGCATGGCCGAGCCTTCCCGCGCAAGCCTGTCCAGCTCCGCAATCCTCTGTTCCTGTGTCAGCTCTGAAGGGAGTTTGTCAGCCTTCTTCATGTTCTGCCTCCCCGGTGTGGCGGTTCCTTCCATGCCGGCCGCACCAGTTTCCCAGCGCCCGGCGGCCCCGCTGCTCGAGCATCCCGCAGTAAACCGACCAGACGACAATCGGGTTCTTCCCCCGCGCGTGCTCCATTCCGTTTTCCACAATCACAAACTGCTCGCCGTCTTTGCAAAAATCAACTCCAAAATCCCCGCAAAGCCGCTTTCCGCAGTTGACGGTTTCCTTCCGGTCTGCTATACTGTTCATAAAGTCCATACTCCTCTTTTTGCCGCCTTTGTGATGCCAGTCACAGGGCGGCCTTCTTTTGTCTCTTTTTTCGCTCGGGAACCATCTCAATCCCGTTCCGTTTCGAAAAGGTCCAGATCGTGCCCACCACAAATCCCATGATATCCGCGATTTCCCGGGCGGTGTGTTCTCTGGCCAGCTCCCGAAACCGTTCTTCATCGATCTTTCGCTGCCCGTATCGGACCTTTATCCCCGCCGCCAGTGCCCGCTTGCGGATTGTGTCGCCGGTATATCCCATTCGTTCCGCAATCTCTTTTGCACATAGCCCCTGCTCGGCTAAAGCGCGCAGCGTTCTGGCCTTTTCCTCGGTCCATCCGCTGTGGGTGCTGTGCGCGTCGGCCTTGGCGCCCACCATATCGGGGATGGCTTCCGGAACATTCTTGCCATGCTTTCGCAGAATCTCCTTGACCGTATTCACATTCAGCGCGTGCAGCTCGCAGATGATCCGCACCTGCGCCGCAGGGTGCGCCGCGTTTTCATAGTCCCGGCAAATCAGTTCTTCATCGATCATGATGTCCTCCCAGCTTGTCCGCCTGCCTCACCGCGATCATCACGCCTGCAAGCTCTCCGAAGAGCCACGCGGCCCCTAAAGACCCAGCGCCAACCAGCAGGCTTGTCCACAATGGGTAGCCCTGATCCATCATCCCAGGGGCGATAAAAAACGCCCCGATCCACCCGGCCGCTGCCGCGATTCGACAAAAGAATATGTACTTCATCACGCGCCCGCCTCCCCTGGGGCAGTAGGCCGCATCCAATCACGCTTCGCTTTGCTCGCGCTCTTGGGCGTCCCTTGCATGGGTGACGGTTCCCGCTCCCCCTTCGCCTCCGGCTCGGGCTCGGCGGACGTCACCGCATAGGTAGCTCTGGCGCAGATTTCCCGCAGCCGCTCATGAATCGCCGCCTTTTCTTCCGGGGTGGTCGGGATCAGCTTGGTTTTCACAATCCCGCAGTTCCCGGACGGAAAAACCAGATAGGTGATCTCGTTCGCGGTCCGCTCGTCCTTCTTCCCTACTCTGGTCCCGTCCGGCTTGGTGTAAATCCGGTCTACCTCTACCATTCCGATTCCATGCTTTCCGGTGTCAAACAGCATCTTCAGCTCCCCTTTCACAACAGCCTACGTTTCAGCCGGTTTGTCCTATGCCGTATCCTCGCGGATACTTCGAATAAACCATGTCCAGCGCGTCCCATCCGGGATACTGATCAGCTAGATATTCCTCCAGCTGCATCCTGATCTCTCCGCGCTCTGCGGTGTGGTCATACCTGTCATGGCAATGCCGGCACAGGGTTACGATATTCTGCTCGATTCCCATCCCGCCATGACTTCTGGCAACGACATGGGCGTTCGGCATCGCCTCGGGGCTACCGCACAGAACGCAGCATTGCTTGTCCCGCGCCCAGACCGCATCCTTTACCTTTTTGGTCAGGTCCAGCGCCTTTGTCCGCTTGGTCATTTGATGTTCCTCCCTTTCCGCCCTCCTGGGCGGCTTTTCTTTTGATTTTCATGATGCCCTTTCTCCTTCCGGCAAATAAAACCGCTCCCACGAAAACCCCAGTATTCCGGCCAGCTTCTGCGCCACCTCCGGTGACGGCCTGCGCACTCCGTTTTCTATGTTGCAATAGTGGTTTGTCGCGATTCCGCATTGTTCCGCTACCTCTGCCTGTGTCATCTGTTTACTGATACGCAGGTTTTTGAGCCAATTTCTCATTTTTTCCCTCCTATATTACTGAAATTCTCGTTTCGAGATTATAATAGCAATATTTTTATCGCTTGTCAACTCTTTTTGAGAATTTTGTTGCTTTATTTTTCTCTTTATGAGAATATATTGACAAGAAATTAGGAGGGCTGACAATGCTACGCTTACGTTATCTTCGTGAACGCGAAAATCTCTCACAAATCGAAGTGGCCAAACTGCTCAATGTGGCCCCAAACACTTTAAGCCAATACGAAAACGGCAGACGTGACCCAGATACCAATACATTGATTCGAATAGCAAATTTTTATAACGTGTCCCTTGATTACTTGTTAGGCCGCACAGATTTACAGGGGATGCCGGTAGTACGCATTGTAGACGAATCCATTGAAGACATGGAAGATTTTCGCTTCAATCTGAAACGCCTACGCACAGAAAAAAATCTGGAACAATCCGAACTGGCACAGGCTCTCGGTGTTTCTCAATCAATCATAAGCGAATGGGAGACAGGCAAAAAGCGGCCTGACAGAAATAGCAGATTAGCAATATTGAAATTTTTTAACGTTAGTCCGAGCGATCTATTTGGCAGGAGTAATTATTATGAGGCAGAAAAGCCCGCTACCGAAGACGGCAGCGAGCTTCCTGCATTTGATCAAAAATTGATCAAGATTCTATCCAAACTTGACCCGGAGGAACGTTCAAAGCTTCTGGATCTAGCAGAACTAATTGCAGCAAAGCATATAGAGCAACCTTCTCGCAAGGAGTAAGTACCGATATCGTTTCTCTTATCCTTTGCCAATCTGCATTATTGTTGATGCGTCATTGTCTGTCCTGCCTTTCCGGCGCGGCCGCATCCTTATTATCGACAGGCTTCATCATATCACACTTTTTCTGGAAGGTAAATTGGTAAATTTTTCAGGAGGACATAGTATGATAAACTTACAAATGCTTTTAATCATCGCTTCCTGTGTCGCGGTTGTTTTTCTGATCGGCTTGATCTTGGCTATTGCAGTATTTACCAAAAAGCCAAAGGTAACGCCCGCCCCCGCGGTCTCCCACTCCGCCGATCAGCCGGAAAGCGGAGCTGCAAAAACAACCGTCTGTTGCTGCAAGGCCTGCGGCTGCGTGGTAAAAAAGGGCACCCGCGTCTGCCCGCATTGCGGCGCCTATATCGGCCCGAATAAAGTACGAAATGCCCGCATCCTTGCCGGGGTCTGCGCTGTGCTGCTCTGCATCTCGCTCGCCGGTAATTTCAGTCTTTCTCTCTACATTTGGGAACTGAATAATAAAGTTGCTACCGTAAGCGCCGCGGCAGAGGAAGTCGGTTCCGATTTTGAAATTCTCCAATCAGAGCTGAACTCCTATAAGGATAAGTACCGCCAAGCTCTAAACCAAAAAAACGCTTTACTAAAAGATGTTTCCGAAGAAAATCATAAGCAGTATAACTTAAAGTTCCTTCTGGAATTTTATACAGAAAACATTGCTCTCATCAATTATTTTGGACAGTCCGGCCAGTATTACCATACTGTTTGGTGCAATAAACTGAACGATAATTTCTACATCTATACCGTAAAAAATGCAGAAAGCATGTCTTGCTTTCCCTGCCCTGACTGCCATAGTCGAGAGTCCCTCGATAATATGATTACACCATAAAATTGAAAAACTTCCGGTCATAATTATCGGTCGTGTCGTAGAGCTGCGGGCAAAGTTCTAATTCCCGCTCCCTTCAGGCTGCGCAGATTGAAACAGCGGGGCACGACCCATATTTTTCATAACATTGTCAACCATATCAAATAATCTTTGAGACACAATTGGGATGCAGGTTTTTTCAAAAAGGGTTTTGTAATCCTGCGGCACTGTGTTAAATTCCAACACCGTATCGGCTTCAATTCTAATAAGAAAATCATCCCTATTCGGGGCGGTTATGGCTGTTATACTCTTAATAAGTACTGTCTTGTCATTTTCGTCAACAGGTTCCCCCAAATTAAATTGAATCTGCGTTTGCACTTGCAATATTCCTTTGTCCGGGTTCACTTTGAATTCTGCTTCATTTACTCTGAATTGAATGATATTAGCACTGGTATTCATTTGGAAAAATCACCTCTTTTTTGACTGTTTCCTGATTGCTTAATTTATAATTTTTGTATGAATGTGTGCTGAATTCACTGTTTCCTATCTTTTGATTTATCACAGGTAAAATCATCAAAGTTTCTTTTACTCCTTTAGGGTTCAGGCATTCCTCCACTGCCAGTGCTATAAACTGATTCAGAGTAATGCCACGTGATTTTGCTGCCAATGCCGCTGCCCGATGCTGCTCCGGCGTCAGCCTCACATTAAAAGAACCTCTGAATTCTTTATCTGGCTCTTTGCCAAAGGCGCGGCAGTTTTCCAGATAATTGTCGATACTTTGATGGAACATTTCTTCCAGCTCTTGAATGCTTTCACCATGAAAATTAAGTGAATCTCTTATTCCGAATACTTCTCCAATAAATAATTTATCTTCATCACTATATTCTATTTTTGCGTGATAGCCTTGATACTCCATCATGCCGTTCAT